AATTGTATACGAAATACAGGAGGATATTTAGAAATAAAACCTTCTACTTTTGTATACATGTATTTTCTAAAAAATGTTTCAATATCTCTAATTTGAAATGCTTCTTTTTCGCTCTCTGGAACTAAAGTAAAAGAAAAAGAAAATTGTCTCATATTCATTGATTCAAATGCTAATGCGGTCTGTGGATTAAATGCAACACCTCTAGCTAAAGCTGTAGAAGCTATAGCATTTTGATCAGCACCCATTTTGTCTAAAATTTTTAAACCTGCAACTAAAGTTTCATTATTGGTAAATAACTCTTTTTTTCCCTCCTTTGTGGATAATTTGTCGATAGTACTTCTTGCTGCAGCAATTGTACCTAATTCTACACCAGAATAACTAGCACCGTCTGTAAATTGTAATCCTGATGGTAAATATAATTGTATTGACTGAAAATCTTCAGTTAATTCTTTTGAGTTTGGAGAAAATCTAATACTAGGCAATCCCTCTCCATTAGGGCCTGATGTTCTTAACTTTGGTGGAAATACTAATGTACTCATTCTTTTTTCCTGTATAAATAAAATAAACTATATTGATTATTTATATGAGTTACAAGGGAAGATACACAATAAAAAAACCAGATAAGTATGCTGGCGATCCACGAAAGGTAATATATCGTTCATTATGGGAACGCAATACATTTAGATGGTGCGAAAATAATCCAAATGTAAAACTCTGGAACTCAGAAGAAGTTGTAGTACCTTATGTATCCTCTGTAGATAAGAAACTCCATCGTTATTATGTTGATCTATTAATTCAAATGGATAATAAAAAGACATATCTCATAGAAATAAAACCTAAAAAAGAAACTCAACCACCAAAGCCAAGATCACGTAAAACTAAAAAGTTTATCAACGAACAGCTAACTTACATTAAAAATAATGATAAGTGGGAAGCTGCAAATAAATTTGCCGAACATAATGGATGGAAGTTTCAGGTTTGGACTGAAGAAACTTTAAAGAATCTTGGCATCAAAGTACTATAAGATCTTTATAAATAGTTTATATGGCAAGTTTATTTGATACATTACAAGCACAAGCACAACGAGCTGGTGTAACAGCCAGAACAAAACAATCGCGTAAGTGGTTTGAAAAAAAGGTACAAGAATTAGTAATGCCAAATAGAAAAGCATTATTAAAAGATGAAGCTTTAGATCGAACATCTCGTAATATACGAGGTAATATGTATATGTATTTTTATGATCCAAAGATGAAAGAAACATTACCATATTATGATAGATTTCCACTGACAATTATGATAGATGGTGCACCAGGTGGATTCTATGGATTAAATTTACACTATTTAAATTATGGTGTAAGAGCTAGATTTCTTGATGAATTAATGGCTTTAGCACCAAATAATATAAAAGATACAACAAGATTAATTAAATTAAGATATGATCTTTTACAAAGTGTAAGAAAGTTTAAAGAATTTAAACCATGTTTCAAACATTATTTAGGAGATCATGTAGTATCGCAATTTTCCAGAGTGCCAATGACAGATTGGGAAATAGCTATCTTTTTGCCAGTAGAACAATTTAAGAAAAAGAGTAAGGCTTCTATTTGGAATGAAAGTCTTAGAATCGCGAGGAGACCGTGAGTAGTATTGATAACTTAAAATCATTAATATCAAAGAAAGGTGGTATAGCACCATCTAATAGATTTAATGTAATCTTTACACCACCCAGTCAATCAATTTTAAATCTTGATATTGGTAGTATAATTGGTTCTGTTATATCAGGTAATTTTAGTCCGCAGAACTTAATAAATGATCCAAGAGATATATCAATACTTTGTCAAAGTGTATCATTACCTGGAAGAAATATTAGTACCTTTGAACATCAAGATTATAAACAAGCAAATAAGTTTCCATATACATTTATCGATGATGACATTACGATAGAGTTTTTATTGACAAATGATTATTATATGAGAAAGATGTTTGACAATTGGATGTCAAATATTTTTAGTGCTGATTCATACATAGTTGGATTTAAAGAAAACTATGCTGTTGATGTTATTATTCAACAATTGGATCAAAAAAATGTACCAGTGTATGGTGTAAAACTTGAAAAAGCATTTCCAATTACAATGGATGCTATTGAATTAAATCAAGAATCACAAACACTAATGAAAATGAGTGTGACATTTGCGTATGATAAATATGTACCAGAGGGACCATTAAGTAGTACACTTAGTGCTATTAGTTCCGCACTTGATATACTTGGATAATATTATAGGAGATTATTAAAATGGCATTGCCACAATTGAATACGGCGAGATATACAACAGTTATTCCGTCTATAAAAAAAGAGGTTAGCTTCAGACCTTATCTTGTAAAAGAAGAAAAGGTTCTTATGATTGCTTTAGAATCTAATGATCAAAAGCAAATAATACGAGCCGTGAAGGATGTAATTAAATCATGTGTATTTGATGAGATTGATGTTAACAAACTATCAATGTTTGATATAGAAGCTTTATTTTTAGCTTTAAGATCAAAGTCAGTTGGTGAAAAGGTTGATGTCAGACTAAAGTGTACAGAATGCGAACACTTAACTGATGTTCATATTGATTTAGATGATATTAAAATACCAACATCTGATGTAGAGAATACTATATCTTTAACTGATAGTGTAGGTCTTATTATGAGATATCCAGCTATTGATGATTTAGCAGATATTAATCAAGAAGGTGGAGTAGATGAAATGATGAAAATTATTTCAAAATGTATTGATAGCGTATATGATGATGATGGTGTATATGATCATAATACATATACAACAAAAGAATTAGAAGACTTTTTAGATAACTTAAATAGTGAACAGTTTAAAAAGATTTCTGATTTTTTTCAGGATTTACCTGCTATAACATATGATGCTAATTTTAATTGTGCTAATTGTAAACACAATAATAAAATTGAATTAAGAGGCTTACAAAGTTTTTTTACCTAGGCCTCTCGCACGATAGTCTTGTAAACCATTATAAGACAAATTTCGCGATGATGCAGCATCATAATTATAGTTTAACTGAATTAGATAATATGATGCCGTGGGAGAGGGAGATATATGTAGCTCTTCTACAAGATTGGATTAAAAAAGAAAACGAACGTATTAAAAACGAAAATAGGAGAAGATAATGGCTGATAATGTTGATAACGATAGAAATGAAGTCGAAATAGACCTTGATAAGTATATGGCTTTGATTGATAAACTTGATCAAGCTGAAGATACTATTAAGGATATGCAATTAGAAGCTGCAGAAGCAAAGAAAAGACTTGCTCCACCACAAAGAAAATTCATGGACATCTTTTTAGATGACAATGATGTAAACGAAAAAGCAATTATTGGTTTTATATCATTCTTTCTCATGACAGTCTTTGGTGTATGTGATTTGATCACAGCATTTATGGGACAAGACTTAGTAATTTCTGATACAATTTATACATCATTTGTTGTAGTAACACTTGGTGCATTTGGTATTAGTGAAGCTGGTCGTGCTTTCGGCGGTAAATAGGATAGGATATGGCAGACGATAAGTTACCAGGTATTTCAGAACATAGACGAAATAGTCCATTGTCTGGAAAACAACAAAGTCAGAATTTTGCTGATAAACAAACAAAAGAAGATTTGGCCGCAAACACAAAGGCCATGTCGTCACTTATTGCTGCTATAAGAGAAGGTACTGAAGAAAAGAAAGCTGAAGCAAAACTAACAGATGATGTAACTAATATAGAAAAACTTATTAGTAAATACGGTCTCAATGAATTAAAAAATGAGTTTACGATGGCTCGTAAAATGCTTGAGGATCCAAAAGCATCAGAAGAAGAAAAAGCTTTAGCTTTAGAAACAATTGAAGTTATTAGAGAGAATGCAGAATCTGAAGAAGAACGTAGAGAAAAGGCTAAAGAACAAGCAGAAGCTAATAGTCTTTTACTTAAAATGTCTAATGGATTGGATAAAGTTGCATCAGGTATAGAAAGCTTTACATCTAATGCTTTGGCTGCAGGTGGTCTCATAGCTACAGCGTTATTATTTATTGATCCAGAAAAATTCTTTGAAATATTAAAAAAAGGTATAGATGGAATGGTCGCTTTAGTTGAAGCTTTTGATTTATTCATGAAAGGTGATTTTAGCGAAGCATGGAAAAGATTAGGCCAAGATGCTGGTTCAGTAACTGGTGTATTATTATTCATAAGTGCGTTTCTTATTGGTCCTATCATTAGAGGTCTTAGTGCACTCTTT